ACGTAGTGCTGCAATTTCTTCTGGTGTAATCATCCCTCACCGCCTTTCAGGGCTTCGGTGGCCGCGTCATGAATCATATCCAGGAAACGACACATCTCAAACAGTGAATGTCTGTTTCGGATATACGGATTTTCACACTTAGAAATTAGTTCTTCTACAAAACCGCGCAGCCTACCGATCTCTGTTAACGCGGCATCACGCTCGGCGGTGAGTCGCTCGATTTCGTCCAGCGCGGCGAACATCTCGCTCTTCGTGTACGCCTGCGTCAGATTGGAATAGTCCTTGCCGTATTCTCGCATTCGTGCAATTTCTTCCGATGTCATCTCATGTCCTTTCTAGCAAACCTGGCTGCTGCTGCGCGGCGCGGATGCGGTGGGTCATACCTTACCCCACTGATCCGCCATTGCCTCAGCTATGCCAGTATATGTTCTACTACGTTCCTTCCACCTGTCAGGCGATGGTGCCATCCGGTGAATTCGTGCGTCACGCCCACCAACAATGTTTGTCGGTTGCAAAGGCGGCAGGTTTGACAACCACAAGCATGTTGCTTTAGTTTCACCATGACCAAATTGCCACGGCTGAATAATCTGGTCTGGTTTTCGGTAAATACTGCTCATAATGCCAACTGGATTTTCAATGGCAATTCTTTTGATCGGCGCGGCAATCAACCCCATGAAGAAATATATGGCGGCTTGTTGCCTGCCGTCAGCACGTTTTTCAGGAAACCATCGCGCTCCACTTGAAGCAAGGTCTGTGCACGGCGGATGCGCAATCATCAAGTCCCAATGGTCATCGAATAAATCGCGTACATCACCCCTGTAGTGCTGTCCCGGTATTTCGGTATCCAGCAGGTCACATGACCACGCTTCGTGTCCGCGCCGCGCAAACGCTTCTCGGACAATGCCGCTAAATTCACAGGCAACCAAGACTTTCATGCTCGCTTCCTCCTTCACTGCATTTCTGGAAACTGTGAAACTTCTTTGTTCCGTCAGAGTAGGTTATGATGCAGTTTTCGTTGCGGTTTCTGTGCGCTGCCCTATGGGCAGATATGCCTAAGTGGTTGAATTTCTTGTCGCAAGTGTGACAATAGCAATCTTTCATCCCTCACCGCCTTTCCAGCCTTTTACTAAACTCCTTGATTGAAATTCGAGCAAACTCTGCGCCTTCACATTCCGGGTGCGCCTGTTTACGCGAAGGAACTCCGAATACCCAGGCATCCATCGGTTTGCCACAAATACGACACATTGGCCGCTTGCTAATATAAGTTATGTATCCTCTCATCCCTCACTGCCTTTCTCGCTATCTGAAATAGAGGTCTCCAGAGCTTCAAGAATTTCCTCTGACTCATCATCGTCAATGTTATCTAACTGTCCCGCGATGAGAATATATGCTGACTTCGCTGCATTGCGTAAATCGGTAATCCTCTTACCCTGTACAGCCATCCATGCAAGGTGATTGCAGGTGGAAGCAATCATTTCGTCTATCTTCGCCTCCGCGTTTTCGGCGCGTTGTTTCAAGTGCGCGTTGCAGTCGCTCAATGTGTGATTATCTGTATCACACTCTTTCCCGCAGTAATAACACTTTTCGATCATCTTCCTTACCTCCTCTCCGGCGAGTACGTGCATATTTTGCACACACTCGCCGGAGCCAATCAGGATACACGTGTTGGCTGGTATGCTCATTCACTACCCACGGAGGATTCCTCCTTTCGTGGTCTAGTTCCCGCACTACGCCAGCCATGCGCGGGTGATTTGGGCGGTCAGGTTACGCTCCTGATATGGTTGTCATGCTGATTCGCCTCGCATGTCTATCCGGCCATAGATGCCCTACCATATAGCCGCCCAGTTTGTAAGGTGCTATATCTTGCGGATGCTGACTGTCGGGTCGCCATCCGGCTTCTTGGCAGCCAAGATTTCAGGGTGCGCCATTGCAAAGCCTTTCAGTTTCGCGCTATCCCAACCGCCCTCGCGTCCTTTGGCGTATACAGCCATAAGGAACTGCCCCTTAACGGTTGTGCCGTGCACCAGAACGTCAGACTTGATCACCTCAGTAATGGATGCGATATTCGCGTCAACACCCTCGTACTGCGCAGCAAACTCGGCGTCAATCTCTTGCAGCTTTGCCTTGATATCCGGTGTGTAAACGCTGTCAATCAATTCCTGCTTCCGCATTTCAATAAGCGCCCGTTGCGCCTGGTAATCTGCTAACTGGTCTAACAATGTTTCGATCATTTCGTGTCCTTTCGTGTTCTCCCTTCGCCGGTGCCAGCCAATGCCGACACCGGCCAGAAGGAGGAGAGATGATGGCTAGTTGCGTTCTACGTACAGATATAGTCCGACAAGCAACTTCGCAACTTGGATAGAAAACAGGGTGAAAAACCCATTATCCTCAACAGTAAACAGATCAATTTTTATCAACGTGAAAGGTGTTCCCTGATACTAACCAAAGTCACCCGAAAACTTCCACTTCTTGCCTTCAACATAAAGTGCTAGTCGCATGTCATGCCTTTTCTCTGTGTAATGATGCGCCCAATATGAGTTACTTTTGTTTGGTCGCGTAGCGGTTTGCCAGAATGGAGCGGATAGCCTGACTTTTCAGATCGTATTCCGCCGCGTCTTCATCACTCAGGTCAGATTTTTTGGCTGCTTTTGTAATGCTGTTTGCCATAAAGGCTAGCTTATCGGTAGGCAAATCGCCATAACGGATGCCTTCGCTATTTTCAATAGCTTCTGCATCTTCCAGTGGCATAAGCGATGCGTCCGGCTCGCGACCGTTGGTCTTATGGGGTTCGGGATGTTTGATGGGTTGCGGCGCGGGCTTCGATGGTTCGGTGTGCGTGTCCTCGAATGAGCCATCAATGTAATCCTCAATGTCCTGGGTAAAGTATTCGGATGCGTTGCAAGCCAGCAGCACGGCTGCAATAATCGCCCGCTTCTGCGCCATTTTATCCACCGTGTTCACAATGTCAGCCGGATCAGGATTGGCGGTCTGTCCGACTTCCTGATTGACAATCTCTGGCGCGTTGATCGCATACTTTTCTCCGCAACCTCCCTTTCTGGCATAGCACAGCCAGCCGCCGCCGTATTCGGGTTTGCCCTTGATGATGGTTGGTTGACCACACGCCGGGCAAACGCGCTGAGCATTGCGATAGCGGTACTTCTTCTCCCATGACGAACACGACCCGATACCCTCTGCGATTACAAGTTCGCCACGACAGGCTTGAGCCTTGTAGCGGTAAAAGAACATCGGTTCGCCGTTGTGGCTCGCGCCAGTCCAATCCTCAATCGTCTGGACTTGATGCAGCATCAGCGACAAGCCAAAGAACCTCGCAAGTTTTTCGCTGCCGGGTTTAAAAAGTGTCGGCTTGTCTGTTCCCGGCACCGCACCATAATCAACGTCCTTACGTAGGACCTTGCTTACGAAATCCTTCATGGACTGGTAAGCACTCAGCGCCGTGTTCATGTCCGTTACCGGGGCAATAAACAAATTTCGCTCTGCTTGCACAATTGCAGTTTGCTCATTCATTTTCATCATCCTTCCATCCATCATAGTAGCCCGCTGTAATTTCGCGGTATGAAATCACGGCTGATACTACAAGAGCCAGCACGAAAAATGCTATCAATACGATCTGGACGGCGCTCATGTCACACGCTCCGCAGTGCGCCAATCGCACTATTGATCGAGTCGACATAATCGATCCAGTCGGCATATTCGGCGGCATTCAAACAGTCGGCCTCCTGCTGGTAGCATATCGCGGCCAGCCGGTGGAGGGCAATGTAATCGATGTCTTCTTGGCGCGGCTTGTAACCCAGTTCCGCTCTGCCGATCATATTGCGCTCTGCCACCATGACTATATCCCGTTCTGTCTTTGCTTTCAGTAGATTATCAATGATAGGCTCAGGGTGTGTCCTCATGTACGCCTTGCGTGCCGCTTCGTATTCTCGTAATCTATCCTCGTTCATCCCTTGCCTCCGTTCAAATCTGCTTCCCACCAAATACCGAGTAGGACTAGTCCAACGCAAATCAGCGCGAATATCGCCCAAGCTGGCATCACCGCCTCCCCTCGCGCCATTGGTCAATCGCTTTCATCGCTACCAGAATTACCATTACCCAGATGAATACTGTGGTTAGAAATGTGTTCATGTCAGCCCTCCAATCCCAGCATCTCGATCAGTTTTGCGTTTTGCGCATCCCGCGCCACAGCCAGCGCCACAGCCAGCGCCGCGTCTTCATCTTGATTGGGCATAACTTCATCAACCGGTACATACGTATCATCGGTCATTAAATTTTTGTAAGGCGGCTTACTGCCCTTGATTGTGAACGGCGTTCCATGTAGTGCCCGGACATGTGCGCTGTTGCCATCGATATTGATGACTTCAACATCCACTGCTTTTATCCCTGTCATAATTCGTTTGATATTCATCCCTTACCGCCTAATATTCTCGACTTCGCAAGAGCAATCAGTGCACGGTAGTCCTGTGCGTGCCGATTGTTGCCATGCTTTTCCAAGACTGCCGCAAGAAACTCATCAACTGTACCGGAAAAGCAACCGCACACCACGTCCAACCCATTGTCCGTGCGATAGATGGTGGTCATTCCGTCTCGACTGCCAATTGGCCCGGCAACAAAATAATCAGACGCTTGGGTAATGTGGCCGTGTCCGGACACTACGGCATGGTAGGACACTCTGGCTTGGTCGCATACTACGGCATGTTCAGACACTATGGCCTGACCGGACACTGTGGCCTGTCCAGACACTCTGGCATGGTCGCACACTGTGGCCTGACCGTATACCATGGCTTGGTTGCATACTACGGCATGTTCGGACACTATGGCATGTTCGGACACTCTGGCATAACCGCACACTATGGCCTGACCGGACACTCTGGCATGGTAGGACACTCTGGCATGGTCGCACACTGTGGCCTGTTCGGACACTCTGGCTTGGTCGCATACTACGGCCTGACCGGACACTATGGCATGTTCGGACACTCTGGCTTGGTCGCATACTACGGCATGTTCAGACACTATGGCCTTGTCACGCACTCTGGCCTGACCGTATACCATGGCCTCGCCAGACACTATGGCCTCGCCAGACACTATGGCCTCGCCAGACACTATGGCATCATCGCACACTATGGCCTGTTCGCACACTCTGGCCTGGTCGCACACTCTGGCCTGGTTGAATATCCAACAATTGCCGTCTTGGGATAGATTATGTTCACTCTTGACATACCCACCCATATCACCAGCCTTTATGTCAATGCTGGGTATGTCAACCAACGCCCTGATTTGGTGCATCCCACCTGCTTCATTGTAGATCAGTTCATATTTCATAATACGTCCTCCTTTGTTGGATAGATATATCTTACATCAATTCTTCTTGACTGTCAACAGGCAGTTTTTGTATTGTAAACAACTCGTTCTTGACATGTCAACTATATGTCGTTACAATATTGATATGCCAACATCCATATATACCCGGAGACGGGACAAAAACAACAGGAACGAAAAACAATGGCGCATGGTTGTCGATCTGCGAGCGTGCGGATTGACATATGCTCAGATAGCCACGCTGACGGGGGTATCCAGGCAGAGAGCACATCATATTATCGCTAAGGCTCTGCAATACGCCACTGCTAACGATGATGATTTAGCGCGGTACATCAAACAAAAAATGGCCGCTCTGCTGGAGGGGGAATGATCGAGCTGTATCAGGGCGACTGCCTTGACGTGATGCGCGGCTTCGAACCGGCGTGCATGGACTTGACCGTTACCAGTCCGCCGTATGACAACCTACGCACGTACAAAGGCTATACGTTTGACTTCGAGGGTATCGCGCGTGAGCTATACCGAGTCACAAAACCAGGCGGCGTGGTGGTCTGGGTTGTTGGCGATGAAACAATTAAAGGATCTGAAACTGGCACAAGTTTTCGGCAGGCGTTGTTCTTCAAAGAGATTGGATTCAATCTGCATGACACGATGATTTATCAAAAGCCAGGTATGCGTTATCCAGATGCGGCACGTTACAACGCCGTATTTGAATATATGTTCGTTTTTAGCGTTGGACCCCCTAAAACATACAACCCAATTCAGGACCGGCGCAATACCTATGTCGGAGTAAAAATAGCCAGAGCTCATCAAGTCAGATCAACCGATGGCGTGGTCGGACCCAATTCGGCATACCGAAACGATCCGGGTAGAACGGTACGAGAAATTGGAATTCGCAACAATGTGTGGATAATACCATCCGGCAGCGAAAACGCAAAGGGAAAAGAACACCCCGCCACATTCCCCGAAGCACTAGCCCGCGATCACATTCTGTCATGGTCAAATCCTGGCGACATGGTATTCGATCCGATGATGGGTAGCGGTACGACAGGGAAGATGGCGGTCAATTACGGTCGCAATTTTACCGGATGCGAGATCGCCGCTGAATATTACGCGATCGCAGAGCGCCGCATTCGCGCCGCGCAGCAACAGCCAGGTTTGCTAGAAAGGACATGAGATGAATACGTTTTGCCCGAACTGCGAAAAGGAAACAGACAGCACCCTCGTCTGTGAGGTGTACTTGTGTAACGAGTGCAATGAGGACAACGGAAATTATGAGAAGCCCGCCTATGCACTACTGAAACCGTTACGCGAAGAGTTAAAGCATCTGCGATTCAAAACATCAGCGCAGGATCGTTTCATTTTTTGGATATGGAATGTCTACGCCAGAAATGTGCAGGACTTGATTTTGGACATCATGGGCGCAACAACTTACGATACCGAGGGCGAAGCAAGGGAGGGAAAATATTCTCTTCCAAAACATTGTTTTGATTTGATAAAAAGGATTGATGAATACACAGAAAAAATTTACGACGGTACTTATTTAGACAACAAAACAAGTATGGTTGTAAACGAACCTTCAAACCCTGATGTTTCAGTGACACAGGATGTTTTAATGGATATTAAAACCTCGTCAGATAATAACAAACCAGAAAGGACATGAGATGACATCGGAAGAAATTGCACGAATGCGAGAATACGGCAAGGACTATTCCAATCTGACGCAGGCGTACACGAAGAGCGAGATGTTCGCCGCGCTGGACGAAATCGAGCGGTTGAGGGGGGCAGCGCTTGCGGTACTAAAAGAACCGTATGGTTGCCGTTTCTGCGATATCGGGAAATTCGCAATCCAAACAAAGGTCACGACGACGATTGCCCCTACTTGCTGCTAACAAACGCCCTGAAAGGAGGTGAGGAATGACGGCTATTACACACCAACGAGAGGCGAATAGGCTGCGCATTGTCGAAATGGCATTGACTCTATTCGACAAAAAATCTCAAGATGAAAAACGCGTTATGTTTGAGCTATATGTCAACCACATTGCTGTAAATTACACCGTAAATCAGCAGAAAGATTGGATGGGAATTCTTGAAAAAGCCCTGAAAGGAGGCGGAAAATGAGCGAACTGAAACATTGCCCATTCTGTGGAGAGAAACATGGTTGGGAAGACATAACTGATATACGTTTTGGTAAGAACAAATCGATCTGTTGTCATGGCAGAGTATTGTTTACTGCATATAACAAAAATCAGCACAGAATCATTACGGAGTTATGGAACACACGCCCCATCGAGGACAACCTCATCGCCGAGCGTGACGCAGCGCTGGCACGAGCGGGGACCGCATGACCAATATACGCAATCTCATTATCACGCTGAAATGTCGTTTATTGGGTCATGTCTGGAAACCGAAGCACTGTCGGCATGGATATTATTATCAGATTACGTGTGCCCGCCGTGGTGCGCGATACTCGAAGCACGATACGGTAGTATCAGCATGACCGAGCGCGTGACGCTGCCGGTTGGGGTGGAGATATGGAACGGCAAGCATATCACGCCTGCTGGACACGCGGACAAAAAGCACCGCGAGTATACAATCGCGCGGGGCTTTGACGGGATGAGGGTCAGGACGTGCGAGTATTTATCCTCCACTGTTTTGTATAGGACAAATAAAGATACTTGACTTTAGATCATTTATAGCGGCGTTCTTAGAAATATGACTTGGACAAAGCGAGAATAAATGGCCCCAAAATACAGACAGATTCCAACTAAAACACCAGAGAGCTTTGACTTCAACGATATTCCTTCTGACTTTGGAAGAATGTTCTGGTTGATGTTACCGATAGCACTAGACAGTGAGGGTCGAGGAATTGACAACACTCAATGGTTGCGGTCAAAACTATTCCCTATTCGAGAAGATGATGTTACCGAGCAGATATGCTCAACTATGGATTGGCTTGCGACAAAGGGAATGATAGTTCGTTATCAAGCCGAAGGGCGCAAATACTTTTATTCCGTGAACTTCAAGACTTACCAAACCGGAACCGACAAGGAATCACAGAGCTTCTTGCCAGCACCCCCGCCATTAGAAAAACCCACTCCAGACCTACTCCAGACTAACTCTGGAGTAACTCCAGACCTACTCCAGACTAACTCTGGAGTAACTCCAGACCAAGTCCGCGTCAATGCAATTCAATACAATGCAGATGCAGATGCAGATGCAAGCGGAACGCAAAAAAAATTACCGCTCGCCGCTGCTCCTTCTGATCCTGCCGATAGGATTTGGAGACAAATAAAGTCTGGATCATTGACCATCCCCCCATCCTTGCGCGAAACTGTTATACCGATCATTGACGAGGCATTGCGGCGTAATAATCTGGATGAGGACATCACGGCGGCGGAAGGTAAAAAGTATTACGATGCCTATTGCAAGACCCGCAGCAAGCAGGGCAGCTTCTACAGCCCGCACGGTAAGGGCTGGATAGATTGGTGGGCGCAAGGCAGCATCCCTAAAAGCGGCAACGGAGCAGGCCACACCTACGCGGAGGAGTTCAAATGAACTTGCCCGACACCTTGTTGCAGCACAAGCGGCAGGCAGAGAGGCTATTCTGCGCCTGTGTTCTAGTGATACCGGATAATATCAGGCATGATTGCGGCTGGCTTGATCCGAAATCATTCACGGATGAACGGTATTCTAAATTTTGGAAAGCCGTGATGGGTGGACAGGATCAATATACTGCCGCAATTGACAACCAGATTTACAACGACCTGATTGACGCCGGGTTAGAAATCGTCTCGTCGTTTGCCTATCCTGGTTTTGCACAGACCATAGCTGATGACAATTTTTATCTGCGGCTGGCTGAACAAGCACCCAAACTAGCCAAAACCGTGATCGACCGCGATAAGGGTAAGGCGAAAGCCATTATCGACAACCTGGCAAAGGACGCGCCGGATACCGGTGATAACATTGTATCCACGCTGGACGTTGCAATCAAACTGGGCGAAGCGGTAGAGGCGGAACGCCGGGCGATAAAGACGCACATCGTACCGTTGGATCATGCGCTGGGCGGCTTCGAGCGGGAGACGCTTACCATCCTGGCTGCGAGGCCTTCTATGGGTAAAACAGCCCTGGCATTTCAGTTCGCCAGAAGCGCCGCATCCAATGGACACAAGGTCTTGTATTGCAGCATCGAAATGTCAGCCATTACATTGTGGGCGCGGGCAACATGCGGGGCGCTTGAAATTTCATGGCGTGACGTGCTGGATAAAAACTACAGCAAATTACCAGGCGGGAACCTTGACCAATTCCGGGCGGAGGCTGTAAATCTGGCTGCAATATACAACGATACGCTGCTGATAGACGACAGCGGACGCCTGACGCTGGATATGATCTGGCAGAGAGTTGCCAGATATGAGCCGGATTTCCTGGTTGTAGATCATCAGGGATTGGTAAGCCATGGCGAAGTCAACCCGGTCAAGCGGGCGGGCATGGTAGCCTGGGGACTAAAACAAATGGGAAAGGAGTTTGAGATACCTGTTCTCATGCTGCAGCAACTAAACCGTGGGGTGGAAACACGGGACAACAAACGCCCGGTAATGAGTGACTTACGTGAAAGCGGCGAACTGGAAGAAATAGCAGATACCGTAATTTTTATCTATCGGGATGATTACTACACTATGCCGGAAAACCCGCCTAAAGTCAGCGACACAGAATTGATTATCGCCAAACACCGCTCTGGCACACGCAATCAGGGCGTGCGAGTGGATTATCATCTACCCCGCCAGTGGTTCTACCGCAAAGGGGACATCTAACCAAGGAGAATGAAATGAAAAACGAAGACTATTTTGGGACTAAGACAAAAAAAGGGGATCATAAGCCAACCAAACAGGACGCAGTCTATATCGTTATGGGCAAACTGCCGACCCAGATAACGTACCTGCATAGCACCTATTCAGAGGCAGCAGCGGAAGCAAATCGCCTGTGCAAGAAAGAAGGCAAAATATTTCGCGTCTTTGCGGAGGTAGCCATTGTTGAACCTGGCGACCCGGTGTTAACTAAGGTCGAATAGATGACCACCAAACTCTGGGTTCCGTGCGAGGTCGGACAGCGGTTGTACGAGGAATACATCCAACTGGCGGAAAAAGTGCTGGAATTGGGGTATTACACGATTGATCCGAACCAGCCGATACTGATAGCCTGGCGTGCCTGGGTTTCGCATCGCGATGGCTGCAAAAAGTGCGGGGGTATAGTATGGCCACGATTGAGATAGCCTCGCACGTCGCATTACCGCACAACCATACATACAGCTATTGGACGGGCGTCAGCCTTGCCGAGGTGCAGGCGGAGTTTGAGAAACGCTATCCGTGGTACTCGTGTCCAGCCGTGTACTGGCACGGCAATCATTTCTGGTTCGTGATGGAGTGGTATGGAGCGTAGATCAAAGTACAACGCAAAGCGCGTGACGCTAGACGACATTGCCTTTGACAGCATAGCCGAGGGTGCACGATACCGCGAATTGTGCTTGCTCCAAAGCGCCGGGGAAATTTGGGGACTGAAATGTCACCCGCGATTTGAGATAGTACCGGGACTTAACTATAATGGCAAACAAGAAAGGGCGCTGTACTATGAGGCCGACTTTGAGTATTACGAGGACAACGCTGGCGTACCGCCGACTCATGTAGTCGAGGACGTGAAAGGCATGGAGACCGCAGTGTACCGGCTGAAACGGAGACTGTTCATCTGGCAGTATCCAGAGACGCGATTCGTGGTCACAAGGTCTCGCTGATCCACTTGTATATGTTGCGTCGCTCACAGGGCTTCTCAGGGGCGCTACATGGGATTCTGTGTAAGATTGACAATATTAGTAGCGGCAAATTTAGACCATAAAACACAAAACCCGCCGGTTAGGGCGGGCTATAAACTAAAAATATAATATAACGCTCTGTTTTATGCTATGATAACAACATGTATCCATTGCACAGTTGCGCACCGTTGCCAGAGGAGATCTGCATACTCAACGAATCGTTGACCCTGCTGACGCCCAGGCAACGGGAGGCGGTGGAATTGTGGAGTTACGGCTGCACGCAGATGGAGATCGCACGAGAGCTACGGGTTGCGCATCAGACTGTGGGGGAATTGTTAGCTAGAGCGCGGGCGAGATTTACAAACCTGCAAAAACAACCGATTTATGCGAGTGATAGGTAGGACACAGATGCGCAGGCAGTGCGTCTGCGGCGTTCCAATCCCTGCCAATCGCACGTTGTGTTGCACGTGCAGACAAAATTATGGACTGGATCGTAAACTGTGGCCTGAGTGGTTGCGAGTGTGGATGCGAAACTATCAGCGAGAGTTGGACTATGAGTTGAGGCACGACGACGTCCCGCTCGGCTGGTTTGACGAGGACGAGGTGTTAGCAGATGGCGAATGATGATCGCGTGATGTTTCAGGGGTATTTGCCAAACATCCAATCGGCCCTGAAAATCAGTGGAGACGGCGACACATTACGAACACAGATCGAGGTTCCCATCCGCATTTATCCGGACGCGCTTAAGTTGATGACCATGGCCGGGAAAAGAATTTGGTTTGAAATATGGGTTGATGACAATGAACAGGTTTTGACGGAACTTGACGATGAGGCTGAAAAAGGCACAGAAAGAAAAACTGTTAGAGTGGGTCGCCGCCGGTCTTAGAACCGACGAGATCAACGCGAAGGCGGCAGAATTCAAGCCGTCGTTTTCTGTTTCTCGCGGGCAGGTGGATTATTATCGCAAAACCAGGCGCGTGTCGATTGATGAACTCGCGAAACAGAGTGAAGATGAAGCCCTTGTTACTGGCTTATCCATTAAGGCAGAGAGAGTCAAACGCCTGCAAATGCTTGCTGCTCTCATGGAGGAGGATTTGTTCTACGGGCAGATGTGGATTGACGACATCAAAGGCGTTGGAACCGGCGACATTGCGCAAATTGTAGAGTTCGAACGTTTTAATCAGTCTGAAATCGCAGAATACCGCGCGACCCTGGATGATATTGCAAGAGAACTGGGGCAGCGAATCACTAAACAGGAGCTAACCGGCAAAAACGGAGGCCCCATCGAGCACAATGTACACATCTATGTACCCGACAATGGCAGACCACGCACAAATTGAGGTGCGTCCGCAACCCGGCAGACAGGAGCAATTTCTGTCCAGCCCAGCGGATATTGTTATCTATGGCGGTGCTGCTGGCGGCGGCAAAACCTGGGGTTTGCTGCTTGATCCACTGAGAGACGTTGACGTTGCAGATTTCAATGCCGTTATATTTCGCCGCACCTACGCAGAGGTAAATAACCCCGGTGGGCTGTGGGACGAGAGCGAAAAATTATACCGATTTGTCAGGGGTGACGGCGTACGCGGAGATTTGATCTGGCGATTCCCGTCTGGCGCTAATGTTGGATTTGGGTATTGCCACACGGATAGCGACCTCTACAAATGGGACGGCGCACAAATATGCGATCTGATGTTCGACCAGCTAGAACATTTTTCTGAAAAAATGTTCTGGTATTTGCAGATGCGTAACCGCTCCATGTGCGGCATACCTCCGAGGTTGCGAGCAACCGCCAATCCTCCTGACCCGTCTGACCCTGGTTCTGAGTGGCTACCGCAGTTTCTGTCGTGGTGGATTGCCGATGATGGGTATGCCAACCTTGACAGAGCAGGGCAGATACGCTGGATGGTGCGCTGGAACGATGAGGTTTATTGGGCAGACACCAGACAGGAATTGATAGACCAGTTCCCTGACCAGATACCCCAATCGGTGACATTCATCCCGGCCACCATCTATGACAACCAACTGCTGATGCACAACAACCCGCAGTATCTTGCAAAACTACAGGCGTTACCATATATCGAGCGAGAGCGTTTTTTGGGCGATGCGCTGCGTGGCGGTAACTGGAAGATCAGCGCCGAGGCTGGCAAGGTATTCAACCGTGACTGGTTGGAAGTGGTAAGCGCAGTTCCGAATGGTGGTATAGAGTGCAAGGCGTTTGATCTGGCAGCCACTCTCCGGTCATTGAAGAACAAGGACCCGGATTATACTGCCAGTGTGAAGATGCGCAAGGTTGGTAACGTGTTTTACGTTGCCGATGTAATCAACGAGCGATATGCCGCGGGCGAGGTAGATGCGTTTATTCACAGCACGATCAGTGCAGACCTGATGATAGCGCGACAAGTCGCGACCGTGTACCGTGTGCGATGGGAGATTGAGCCTGGCAGTGCTGGACTACGAGAGACGGAACGGATGAAACGAGAACTGGGCAAGAAATTCCCAGGCATAAACGCCGATGGTAGGCCTTCGACCGGGGACAAGATTGCTAAGAGCAGAGCCTTTGCAATTGCGGCACAACAGGGCAAAGTAAAGGTGTTGGCTGCTGCATGGACAGACAGTTATCTATCACAGCTACATGGCTTTCCAGATCGTGCGCACGATGATATGGTGGATGCGTCTGCCATAGCGTACAACGAACTGATGGACGCTAATTCCAATCCGATAATCCAGAAAACACAACCCAATCCCTGGGTGAAAGTGAGCCAGATTTGACCACACTACAAGAGATTATCAAACTATGTGAGGACATACGCCCGGCGTTCAGCACTCGCGACGCGTGCAATAAGGCTATGGAGGATATATATCTTCTCAATCCAGACGCCGATCTGCCTGACGAGAAGCATATCAAGAAAACATTGTCGCCGGATGGGCGCAATAGTTTACAGGGTGCGGTACGGTTGTTGTCTGCCGCCGATCCGCATTGGGCCGTGCCAGAGGACATGAACAAACTTTTGGACGATTCATCTTCCACCATCGAAAAACTGGCGGGCGGTATTTTTGGAGCGGCCAGCAGAGCGCAGGGTAAGCCACGGCACTATGACCCGATCCTATCTGGCCTGCTGTACGGCGAGTGTATCGTAGTGCCAACCTGCACAAAAGACCTGGTGGATAGCGCCCCGCCGCAGTTGAAGAAACGATTGGAGGACATCTACGCATCGACCCCATTGCTATTCGATACCATCTCTCCGTCTGGCGCATTCCCCGTGTATGACAACATGGGACTATCCATGTTTCACAGCTTCCGCGAAATGAAAATCCGCGACATCAAACAACGTTGGAAAGATGCTGAGAGGTTATTGGGTGATGCTGCAAAAGACAGTGATGTCAAAAATGTCGGCGAGTATTGGGATTATGAAAAACACTATGTCTGGATCGAGGGTGTGGATGAACCATTGATCGAGTCTGATAACGAGTGGGGGTTCATTCCCGTAGCTGCTGGCATTACCGAAGGCAGCGAATTGTTTAGTAAGTCCGGTCAGTACACCAGACAACCGTTCTTGTACACGTTGTGGCGCTCCGAGATGTGGAAGCGACAGAATCTGGCACTGACTGTGATGTTCTCGCGCATTTTTGCAATTGGCGCTAACCCGCAGAATATTTATAAACGCAACGACCCCAACAAGATGGCTCCGCTCGTGGATTACAGCAACGTTGACGGAACCATTGTCATTGATAACAACGAGGACTACGGATCGGCCAACAAGAATGTTATCGACCCCTCGCTGATGACCGTATTAGATATAGCACAGCAGAAGGGCGTTGAATCAACCATCTATCGGCAAACACTGGGAGAGCCATTGGGCGGAACCGCGCCGTTCTCAATGTTTGCCATGGTATCACAGTCTGGACGATTGCCGCTGATTCCCTACCAGCGCATGATTAGTCACGTGTTGGGCGATGCAATGGCAAAAGGATTGCGGATGCTGAAAATCCACGGCGGGACTATCAGTGTGCGCGAAGGTGATACTAAGGCTCTTGTCGAAGTGGATGCCAGTCAATTACCAGATCACATTGACATCGAATGCACACTGGACATAAAAATGCCGCAGGATGACCAGGCTAATGCACAAACAGCCATTGCAGTAACAGCAGGTGACGCTCCGTTAATGAGCCTTGAAACTGCACAGAAACGCTACCTGAATATCGAGCAGCCGGAAGAAGAACTGCAAAAAGTGTGGCAGGAACGCGCGGCCGCCGTGTACTATCAGCAGTGGCTACAGCAGCAGATCGCGCTATCACAGCAGCAGGCACAACCGGGAGTACAGCAAGGATTACCGCCTGTACAATTGCCGCCTGAAATGATGGGCGGACAGGGTGGAATACCACAGGGTATGCCCCCGGAATTACTGGCACAGATGCAGCAGGGACAGATGGCACAGGGTATGCCTGACCCGCGTAGTACGGGCGCGAGACCGGGTGTACCTGGTGTACCGCTGCCTGGGCCACTTCCGCCGATGGGTGCGCCGGAGGGAATGTAATGCCTGATATTCGCAACGCATGGGATGCTGAAATGATGGGGCGCAACAAGTTTGCTGACTGGCAAGCTAAGTTTATGGCAAAGTGGCACGATCCTGAGATGGTGGCAGTACAGGCCATGTGGCAGAAGATACGGCAGACCGCCGCACCTGGTGTGATCGAGGCGATGAAGTCAAAGATGGACCCGGATATGAGAGCAATCATGGAGGGATTTGACAATGGCAACAACGTGGCTAAGTAATTTATTTCGCAACACAGGCGGCGCGGTTGGATATCCGGGTGGTAGTGCCAAGTACACGCCTCCTGCGCAGACTAATACTGCGCCGCGCACGATTAATCAGTCCAGTGTCTACGCCGGACGTATGAAAGCAATGGAGACTTATTACCGCACGCGCTACAACGCATTGACGGGTATCTATGCCCAGGGTTCACCAGGGGCATGGCGTCGGCCAACATCAGAAGAATTGGCCGGTATTCCGCCGCGCTCTGGATATGCAAACACTTTCAACCGAACACAGCAGGAATATTTAGTCGGTCAGAACTTGCGTGGGCTGAATAACTTTATGCCTGGTACGGGGATGTCGCAAGATGAGTGGCTTAGACGACAACGTGCCGCTCCTTTGGGCTACACCTATACCCCATATGCTGGTTGGGTGCAGACGCCGAGCGCAAGCGGATTACAGAACGCGCCTTCCGGCAATGGCGTGTATGCTGGTGGGGGCGGGTACGGTGGCAGTGGAAGTGGCGGAAGTGCTGGAGCAGGGATACCGGCCTGGTATCAGAACTTCCTCAATCAGTATAATTGGAGAATCTAAGTGACGGACAAGCCCGTTGTCAATCCGTGGCTGAAATATAACCGTGCGGCAGAGGCGGGCGAATTGCCACAGCCACCGCAGGGCTTGAACCCTGAAACCAAATTGCGTTATCCAGACTGGTGGCCTGCTATGCGCGAGTTCAACGCGCGTCCTACTGAGGGGCAACCCTACTGGACGCCGCGCCGGATTGCACGTTATTACCATGCGCTAAAATCCGTGCCGTATGCTGCCAATGTACCGGAGTGGATTGACCAGCCAAAGATTGAAACAGCTTATCAAACGCTGCGATCCTCACGCTTCACCGACTGGCAGACGTGGGAAGATAATCTTGACAACGACCCTGGACTGAAAGAATATGTGCGTGACTGGGCACCGCCGCCGCTGGATGCTATCCCACAGTGGGAACAGCAGGATTTGGCAGCGGTCAGTGATGCGGTAAAGTCTGGTCCCGTTGGTGAGTGGACGGATTACGGCATTGACTACGACACCTGGCAGACATTGCCGGAGTGGAAGAAGTATGCCAACCGTATCTTCCGTTCAATGGGCGGGCAGATGGGGCAGCAGGCGGTCAACCTGGGTATTGCTGGCGCAAGTGTGGCCGGTGTACCTGGTTTTATTGGTGGTGCTGCATTAGGTAGTGGGTTGGGCTATCTTGGTATGAAAGAGGGCGAGCGTCAGCAGGCAATGGGCGACGCCTATAAACCGAGCGCAACCTTCTACATCATGGGTACGCTCAACTTTCTATTCACGCAGCTACAGCAGGGCATGGCGCTGCGTCAACAAATACAGAACTCTATCGTCGATCCTGATACTTATGGTGGGGTTGGCGAGATACTCAAAGACATTCCGGCGGCATACGAAGCGGGCGAAGGTTTCTACGGCCTGTTACCGTATGAGGTGGGTTCTGCTTTCAGCAAAGATGGCAAGGTAAGAGTTGTAAATATTGCGGGCGAGGACACGTTCATTGACGCCGCGCCTAAAGGTGAGTTTGGTTCTGGTATGGCGCTTACTGAAATCAGGCGCATGTTACAGGATGGCAAGCTATCACCCTCCCAGGTACGAGAGTACACCGTTCAGAAGTATGGCTTCATCGGTGAACTGTCTGACCTGCTGGCTGGATACGCGCTTGACCCATTAGATATTATTGGACCCGTCACTGGTGGCATAATTGGCAACGCTGCTGATGCAAGCGGCAATGTTGCGCTGGCTAATTCATTCCTTGCCCCCACGGGATCAGGCGAATTACTGACCGGCTACCGACAGTACCGCCAGAACCTACGTCAGATGCCAGTCGATGATGTCCGAAAAATGGGCAACGTCACACGCTGGTTTGCTGGTGTTGACGAGACAGGCACCGATGTAACCCTACGACAGCAGCCGAGTGGCAAGACAGCGGTTGGTAAGTTTACTGACAAGATGTTCGGACTTACCCCACAATCCCGCGCCGATGGATTGATTAACGACTTTATCAACGGCACGTCAACCATGCTGGAAATGGAACGCGGCAACGTGGAAGGCATGTATCGTCTGGTATCTTCGCTATCTGCGATCACGCCGGGTGATGCGGTCAACGCCGTGGAGAATGGCAAGATCAAGGTAACGGTTGGCGGCACAGTAACAGAGCAGAATCTACCACGCTGGGCATTGTCGGCAGAAGCGCAGGTTGTACCGCTGATGCTAAAAGACCAGATGCCAAAGGTCAGGGATCATTACGACCTGTACCGCAACACCAGACCACAAGCCGACCTGATAAACCGCATGGCAGCGGCACTAGATGAGACGCCGTACCGATTGATTGCCGACCTGCAAGGCAAGAACCCTAAGACCGACTTCGATACCGTGATGAAGCGGATCAAGGCGCTGGCAGACGAGGGTAGCAAACCCGCCGCCGAGTTTATGAAGAACATCGACAGCATGAAGGACCTGAACAACGCCGCGCTGAAGAAGGTGGCAGACCTGTTCAGTGGCGAGAGTGGCGCACCGTTTGATACCGGAATGTGGGGCGCACAACTCATGCACATTCTGGCTGAAGGCGGCGAGAAGTGGGCGGTCGATTGGTTCGGTATCAAGCCTGCTGCATGGGCGGCTCGCTTCGCTGGCATTATCAAACAGGCGCAGGGTCATTTACTGCTGGGTAATAACCCGCTGTACCTGGCCAACAACGCAATCAACAACATCGTCACTATGGCATGGGACGGGTTGCTTGGCGGCATGGGCAAGAAGGCGCGCATGGATTACTTGCGCCGCTATGGTATTCCAACCACGCTGCGTAAAGGTATTGGCGCGGCAGAGATTGGAGATATTGACGTTGGTGTTATCCCTGGCACCGAGACAGGCAAGGGATCGTACAAACTTGGGCGCGTGCTGCACGATGCAACACGGGCGAAAGACACCATGCAAGCCACGTCTGACCTGCTACACAAGGGTGACAAGTTCCAGTTAGCAGCCGTTACGTCACAGCACATGGAACGTTTCTCGTCTGAGGTGGCTACTGTCAAGGGTGTGGTTGAGTACATGAACCGCAACTGGACACCGGGCGTTGGCTACGACAAGATCAGTGGTGACTTACGGCTGGTGTTGAATGCTGCCCGCCCAGGACTTGCCGATCAGGTTGAGAAAGCAATCGCACGTGGGCTAAATAAACAGGAAATTGAAGCCGAGATATTCACACGGCTGGAAGTACCGGCACTACGGGATGTGCTATCACCAGAAGAAATACAGATGATGTCGAGCTTCCCCGGCATGGTGGATGAGATCGACAAGGGTATTCGTGCCGCTACTGGCAACGAGGAAACACGAAATGTATTCCGTGAGGTGACACGCAAGGCCGAGAAGCAAATGGCTGACGACTTCCGGCGCAAGATAACCACGATGGTACATGCCACCGCATATAAGACCAACACCGAGGGATTACTTGGCGCGTTCGACGCAATGGACAGGCTCGTACCGCAGCGGCATGAGTTCTGGCAACAGCACATGCAGCATATGGATGATGTGGCAGCGCAGGCCGAGGAACTATCCGGCGCAGAGCTGAACAACCTATGGCGCACAGAACTGGAAGCGGCTGACGAACAATGGCGTACCTTTCAGGATATGGAAGGCGCGAAGTGGTTAGGTATCTTCGAAGGATTAGGCGCAGAAAAAACCGGAGCCGAACACGGGTTGGTACTGCGCAACCTGTCTGATGTGCATGACGTGTGGAGCAACTTCTACAACACCCGCCGCACGCTGATGGACGAATACTTTGATTACCGCAGCACTACCGACTTCTCTACCATGAGCAAAGGTGAGGCTACCGCCTTACGTTCTGCGAAGTGGGCAGAGATCAATGACAAACTGAACGCAGACTATACCGAAGCCGTGATGGTAGAGGACGCCTATCAAGTTGACCTGGACACCATGTTCAGCCGACGCTATTCCGACCAGATGGGCGCAACCAACGGACAGAACGCGGCACAGTGGCGTGATAAGCAGCTGAAGATACGCCGCACAATGGTACAGGCAATGACCCTGTTCAGGACTGGCAATCTATCCGAGCAGATGGTCAAAGGTTGGGGCAAGTTACTACCGCAGGAAGTGGTTGAGAAGATCGTGCTGCTGAACAACTCGCAGCCGTTGTATGCTATGCCGCGCTCCGAGCGAATCAATGCCAACAAAAAATTCTACCGTGACATCTACCGCCCGTTGATTGGCGCGATGATGCAAGAGCCGAAGGTAAAGACTAGCAAACCAAAGAAAGGTAAACCAAATGAAACCGTCACCCCAGCCGAAAAGCAAGCCGCCAGTGGTCAAAGTGTACCGCCGCAGGAAATCAAGCCCGCCGAAAAAGCAGAAGTAAGATCGTCCGTCTGGAAACTGATCTCCGAGAAGAAGCCGGAGTTTGCACAACTTGACCCTGAAACTGGCAGACCTGACCCGAATGTAAAGCTGAACGTAATCAAGTGGCTGCGTAAGTGGAGCATGGAAGCGCGGACACGCAACGTCAAGAAGTGGGCAGACGTGACCCCCGCGCTGGTGTTGGAAGCCTGGCACGCAGAGCAAGCCGCGCCGAAGGTTGAGACGCCGCCTGTTATCGAAAGCGAGATTACGCCAGTTGATACAGTGCAAGGCGAAGTGCCCGAGACAACCAAAGAGCCGTGGCAATTAACCCGAGACGAATTCGCTACCGCAGAGATTGAGAATGGATTACCCGTTGGTGGATTCTATTCTGTTCAAGTGGGCGGAAAGCGAAACTTCTTTGAGTACGGCGTTGGCACTAAGCGCTTCAAGACATTAGAGAAGGCTATCGAGGCCGGACAAAAGGAACATAAGAAACTTGTGCGGCAGGCTGTACTAGAAGGCAAAGACGTACCGCCTGAAGTGTTGGCTGATTATCCGACACTGGCCAAGCAAGCCGCAGAGAATGCCGACCTGTCCGCATCCGTGGCAGAAGAAGCCGCGATTACCGAAGGACTGACACCCGAAGCAGCGGCACGGGTTGAAGAAGCGCAGGCAGCCGAGGCAGCGCGTGAATACGTAATTGCCAAAGGTCAGGACATGCGGCAAAACGCCGATGAAATCCTGCAACTGGCACCGCCGAAGGAAGTGAACGGCGAGATATTCCGCGAATACTTGCATCAGATATTTGCCGACCGCTACCCTGACAAACAGGTACACGGAGCCAACCGCGCCGAGGCGGTATGGACTGTCATCGACCGCATTGCCACCACGCTTGCAAACGAGCAGGGTATCACGAAGGATCAGTGGTATCAGAACTTCGTATTGACACGCGGCGGAACGGAGATTGGCGGCAGTAACTTATACCGCGCTAACCCGCAGCGGTATCTTGACAGCATAAAGCGCATTGACTACCAGCGCGGGAATGACTGGTACGAATATAACATCGTCCTCAAAGACGGCACGACTGACAGCGCAACAGTGAGTGACGTTGAGTTACGTACCGTGCTGGGCGATAGCGTGGCACAGAAGATCATCGACGGTGATTCATTCGGATCGCTGCAAGGTAACGATCTGCAAGGACTTAGTACATCCGGCTACCTGGTGCGTGGCGCAACCGGAGCGACCTACTGGCTAGAGAACGGACGCGCAGTAATTCACGCCTTCTCGCGGGCAGACGTGGCGGATATGCTGCATGAGTACATCCATGCCATTACCCCGCTACTGGCCGAGGGCGATAAAGGTATTGTCAAGGCGTGGTACGAGGCCGAATACAAACGCACGCTGCCTGATGATTGGGCAGACCGCAGCATGTCCGACGTTGACGCAATGGAGAAGTTGGCGCGGGCGTTCGAACGTTACATGGTAGAAGGACCAAAGGGCTTCATTGGCGAGATCGTCCAGGTGTTCGAGAATATCAAGTCGTGGATGCTGGACATCTACAAGAGCCTGAAACACGACGACATAAACATCCGCATGAATGACGATATGCGCGGCATGTTTGACCGTTGGTTGGGAGCGGAACCTAAACCAGCTACAGTGGCTATAGAGCCACCCGCTCCCAAGCCGGACATGTGGCAGAAGCGAAAGCCGCAACAGCGAGGGTTCTTCCAGCAAGGCGAGGACACACCGCTATTCTCCGGTGTACCTGAACGCGCGAAGGCTGAAACGTTTGCACCGCAGGAAACAGGACAGCAAGACGCGATGTTCGACATGCGCGAACAGTTGCGCGGCATCGAGCCGGTGCAGGCAGAAGGCGGTGCAGAGGGTGCGCCGTTGTTTGAGGGTGCGCAAGCGGAGCCGAATGGATTGCCAGTAGGATACGAAGTAAGACCGGGAACAATCGGCAAAACTAAAGAACAGTTTGCTGTGTTTAGTGACCGCTTTATGGAATCGAGTTACTTCTCGACGTCAGAAGAAGCGATACAAGACTTCTATAAAAAGAATGATAGAACACTTAAATACCAGTTGCGTGAACAAGAAAGACTTAACTTGTTGTCCAGCGCAATAAAGGATATAGGTTCTGTCACCGAGGAAGATGCGGCTAGAATATTCCGAACTGATAGCAAGTATGGATTAACACTAAAGGCAGCATCCGAATGGTTGAGATTAGAAAGCGGTGCAATCAATAAGCACGGTTCGTTGAAGGCAGCCAATGATTATCTTCGCCCACGGTTAAAGGGCAAGGGCAAGATGAACTCTAATGGAGATACGACGTTCAGCCTAATAGACGTTTTGAGCGCCGCCGTTGAGTATCCAGATTTAGCAACATCTATTGTCTTTGACGCAAACGAGATCAAGGGTGCAATAGAACGCAGTAAGGCAAAAGGAAATATCCTGTTCCGCACCGAGACCCGCGCCGTCACCCGTGGCGAATGGAGCGCGTTCGAGGACAGACCGGGGCATCTCGTCGTTGAGCACGCCGGAACGCAGAAGGCAACGGCAGACATCGAAGCGACTGGCGTGCCGTCGCAGCCTACCTACGCAGAACTGACATTGCCGGAGCGCAACGAAGTAACGGCATTGCTGCGCGAGTTCAAGCAGACGTACCAGCAGCGGACATCGTACCCGCCGGGGATACTTTATCGCACCCCAACAGACAGCGAAGGCGGATCATTGAACGAGCCGCCAGTATCCGGTGCGCCACTTGGCACCACAGATGAACTGAACGGTATGCCGATTGAGGAAATCACACTAGAAGGCTGGAACACGCAGCTACGCCCGCTACTTCAACAGGCACAGACACGGGTACTCGAACAGCCGCGCAACAAGATTGACCTGCAAGCCGAACTGCCGAAGGAAGGCATGGTTAGCTTGAAGTCATATCTTGGCAAGGTGTACACGCAGCTTGCCGATACGAAGATGGGCGCGACCCGCTGGGGCGAGAGCAGGCGCGACGCTGCATTGCTGGACTACTCGAAGAAAACAGGCATCGAACAATTAGCCTTCTCCGTAATTCCTTACGGCTTCTGGTACACACACACGGCGATCAACTGGGTATTACGCGCATTATCGAAACCTAGCATCATTGCCAATTACTACCGCTTACTCCGCATGAGCCAGCGCAAGGAGAGCGACGACGGATACCCGCAGCGGTTGAAGGGCAAGATGGCTATACCTGCACCGTGGCTGCCTGACTTCATGGGTGACAGTATCTACATTGACCCGTGGCGGCAGGCGTTCCCGATACTGCAAATGACGCGACCATTTGAACGCGCAGCGCAGGAGAAGAACCAGATCGAGCGGCGCACCGACCAACTGATTTACGACATGGTTGATAACGGCGAGATCAGCGACGACCAGGCGCAGGAAGCGATTGATAACCGCGCCGGTAGTCTATACATCAAAGCCAAAGCGCAGGCAGAGGGTGAGCAGGAAGGCGACTTTCAGAACCCGTTTGACTTCGCCTTTGCGTTATCGTCACCACTGCTACCCCTGACATGGGCGTACCAGGCGGCAACAGGTAGAGCCGACAAGATCGGGCAACTACCATTCACCCGCCTTGTGCAGAACATGACCGCAATGGCAGGTCTTGGCGGACCGCGCGGCGTGAACCTTGAAGCACCCTTACGGCGAGGACTTGGATTACCAGAGGTGGACAGGTTTGAGGATTACCGCGTGAGCCGTGAGTTGGCAAACATGGTAGCAGACGGATTGATTGATACGGATACAGCCAGCCGTGCCATGATCGACCGGACAGGCGAGGCGTTCCAGCAAGCACAGCGGCGCGTCAGTCAGCAGGGCGCGATAAAGTTTGCGGGCGGCGCGTTGGCATTAGACATCTTCCCGGAAGGCGAGATGAAGCAGCGCGGGTTAGCAGACGAGTTTGCCGCAGCCTACGACGCGAAAGCAAAGGGCGACAAAGAAGCGGTAAACAAGTTCTTCGAGAAATACCCGGAATACAGCGCTAGACTACTGACATTCAAGGAACCGGAAGAACAGCTACGCGCATTCCTGCGATCTATCATCTGGGAAAAATACCTTGCACTGCCGAAAGCACAGGCAAAAGAGTTCCGCGCAGCGGCAGGCGACGTGTTTGAAGAAGCGTTTTATAACAGCGAGACACGTAGTTATGACAGTATCAGCACAGATACTCTGGCAATGTGGGCTAACACGCTTGGAGAAACGCCTGAAAAAGCTGGCACTGCGGAATTACCTGTGGACTGGTTGGATGATGCGACCGCGAAAGCCATTGATACGTACTACAACGAGAAAACCAGAGTGTTCGGTGAGTATGACCCGAACGCAGAACTGGACCCAAACTACACCACATGGCAGAACCAGTATCTTGCCGCACACCCCGATATTATCAAGTACGTGATTGGCGAAACCAACAAATTGTACGGATTGCCAGAGGATATTCAACTTTACGTGTACCAATACAGGGCCGATAGAGACACACGTTACCCAGGCATCTTTGACTTGCAGGAGCAATACTTCGCGCTTAACACCAGCCAGCGCAAGGCGTTTATCAAGGATCATCCTGAATTACCGGCGTATTGGGATTTCAGACGTCAGAGAGCGGCAGACTTCCCGAAAGCGGCGGCATATATCATGAGCGAAGAAAGTTTGAGCGCAGAAATATTGGACGAGGATAGAGTAAGCTACTCCGGCGGTGGAAGTACGGGCGGCTACACCAGCGGGTATTCCAGCGCCACCTACAGCGACGGCAGACCGGCAGAGAATTATCACCCGCCTTACCTGACCAGCAGTGAGATACGGCGCTTCTCACAACCTCTTATCATGCAATTGCTGGCGCGCTTCTACCGCAACGAGAAGTTGATGCCGGGCGCATACGCTGAACTGACGAGTATTTGGGAGCAGTTAGGTAAGCCGTTTGGCAACATGGAGGACTTTATCGAGAATGCCGTCAAGCCAACCATTATGCAGTAATAAATTAATAACCTGCAAAAATGTGTGTATTTTGCGAGTGAAGTATAGAGACAGACATATCGATTGTCTCTACTTAACAACCCGCACAAGCGGGAATATAAACGGGAGGTTTTACTTTGACAGACGGTAACGAAGTATCAGGGCAACAGGCCGCGCAGCCTGCAACTGCATCACCCGGTGTACAGCCCCAAGGTCAACCGTTATCCCCCGACGTGATTCAGCAGGTCGTCGAACAAACCGTAGAAAAAGCCTTGAGCGCCTACGAGAAGCGGCAGCAGAGTCAGCGGGACAAACAGGAAGCGCGCATTAACAAACGTCTTTCGGATTACGAGGGCACATATAAGTCCTTATTGGGACAAGACCTGACGCCTGAGCAACGCAGTCAACTCCGCACAAAGGCTATCGAGGATGTAACCAATGAAGCCCGTGATATGGATACGCAAGTGCCTTCGCCGGTGCAGGCCGCGCAGCCAGCACCAAAGGCGGAGGTAGTAAACAATCCAGTTGAAAGAATGGTGTTGAAGGCCTTTGAGAAGGCCGGAGTAACCATCGAGGACGGAGACCCCGAACTCGAACTGCTGAAGAACGCAGACCCCGGCGACATCCTGGACTTTTCAGCCAAAATTTCAACGGCGATTGAGCAAAAGAAAGCGCGCCTTCAAAACAAGCCTTCCAATCTCGACCCATCCACAGCATCAGCAAGAGTGAGTGCTGCGGTGGCTACTGGATCACCCACCAACCTAGAGACCCAGTACTATGCCGAGTTGGATAAAGTACGTGGCAACATCGAAGCCATTTTACAGATCAAGACGAAGTATAGGAAATTGGGCCTTCAGGTTAACTAAACCTGAAAGGTAAGGTCATAATGACCGTTTACGACGCCCCACAAACGTCTTATAGTGACACCACTCCGCAACTGCGCGTGATTGGTGATTCAATCTATATGATCGACCCGCTGGACACCCCGTTGCTCGCTGCAATTGGTGGTCTCGACGGCGCTCGATCCAAGTTCAAACTCAATGAGAACGGGACCAAGATCGAAATCTTGGAAGATGAAATGTCCCCGCTCACCGGTGCGGTTGCCAACGGCACTGTTGCGCTGACTACCGACACCCTCACCTTTACCGTGGCCGATGCCAGCGTGTTCAAGGATGGTGATGTAATTCTAATTGATGCGGAATACATGATCGTATCCGCCGCAAACACGACCACCAACGTCATCACGGTTTACTCGCGTGCCTATGGTGGAACCAACGCCACCCACGCTACCAATGCCGCTGTTGAGATTGTTGGCACCGCCCGGCTCGAAGGGGACGATGCTGATTACTCAGCCATCGTGGACATTACCGCTCCGTACAACTATACCCAAATCTTCCAAGACGCTTTTAAGATGACTGGAACCATGGAGAAGTTGTCGCTGATCGGTATCTCGAACCCTTGGGAATACCAGGCATCAAAGAAAGTCCCCGATCTACTGCGCCGGATTGAAAAGGCAATCTTCCACGGCATTCGTGCCGCTGGCTCTGCCTCGGCTCCGCGCTCCTTTGGTGGGCTGTTGACCTTCATCACCGACAATGTAACCGCCTCCGTTGGCGCGATTGCAAAACTAGACATTGACACTATGATGGAATCCATCTACGGTGATGGCGGTCATCCCGATCTGTTGGTACTTAACCAGGCCGTCGCAGGCGACCTGAAGACTATTCTGGATACCAGTTCGTTTGTTCGCCTTGACCAGAGTAACACTCAACTGGGTATGGCTCCTGTGGATTCTGTTGTAACCCAATACGGCAGTCTAAAAATCCTCATGGATCGCTTCTGCCCGGTTGGTAACGTTTTCGCTCTGGACTCCAAGCGAGTTGGCATGTACACCTACCGGCCGTTTGGTTGGCATGAACTTGCAGTAACCGGCGACTCCCGTAAGGGTGAGGTGGTTGGCGAGTTCTCGCTGATGGTAGCCAACGACAAGGCGCACGGCGCTCTGACTGGCGTAACCAGCTAGTAATTCAGAACGAATGGACAGGGGAGGGGAAACTCTCCCCTGAAACAATATGCCAAATAAAACCAGAAAGCCTGCTCCAAAGCCGGTTGTCTTGAAGGTTGAACCGGTAGAAGAACCGATTGTCGAATCTGTTGTTGAGCCGATTGTAGAACCGGCAGAAGAACCAAAACCCATGCCGGTAAATAAACCCGTTTACATGAACGTGCGGGCGCTGGGATGGTACAACAACGGCACCCTGATTGACACCCCATGGATGCCAGGAGAGACACGCAGGGTAACGCGCGAACTTTACAAACGTCTCAAACAAGACCTGCCCGACAACTGGGAAACTGTGTAATGGCACAAGCCCGCGTAGCAATCGGCATAGCCGCGTATGGCACACAACCACCCGAATGGTGGAAACACCTTGCAACCATGATAGCCGGACTGCCAGGATACGGAATAGAGTTCTGCGGTTTACTGGTGGCAAACGTCATGTCCACCGATAAGAACCGTAATGCGATAGTCAAGGCGTTTCTGAATGGAAACGCCGATTATCTTTTGTGGATCGACACCGATAACACCATTCCCATTGGTGGATTGAAGCGCCTGCTGGAAAGCGGTAAGGCGCTGGTTAGCGGTCTTTACCACCTGAAAGTACCGCCCTATACCCCGGTTGCATATATGCGAATGCCGGATAACAGCGGTTACATTCCCATTCATGGATTCAGGATGGGTGAGATTATCCCAATTGACATGGCCGGGATGGGAGCGTGTCTGGTTCACCGCAGCGTGTACGAGGCTATACAAAGTAAGTACATGATGCTGGCGCGGCACAATGGAACTATTGCGCTGGTGCACGTAGATGACATTACCGGCAAGATCAACGATAAGTACACTGCGCCGCCGAAAGTTCATAACAGTCAGTACCTTGAAACTTATCGGAAGATGAATCCAAACAAGGATACTCACTTCCCGTTCTACTACCTGGAATATGGGCGCACCGAGGATGTGCCGTTCTTCGAGATGGCGCAGAGGTGCGGCTTTCAACCTTATGTAGATACCGGCGTGGATTGCTCGCACCTGGGGCCGAAGGAAGTAACCAGTCGCGACCGATATGAGTATCTATCTGAGCAGAAAAACGAGATGAAGCGTGAGCAGGACTGGCAGGACTTGTTGAAGGAAGAAGGGCTGACCATTGAAAAAGTCGAAGCCAAAGACAATTGAAACGCCGGTAAAACTGCGTGTGCTTGAAATTGGCGCTGGCCCAAAACCGCAGGCCAAGAAGCTGTTACCTGATACCTTCATCGAGACAATGGATATCGATCCGCAATATAAACCAACCTACCTGCATGATGCAGCCACCATACCGCAGGAGCTTTACGGCAAATTCGATCTTGTCTTTGCCAGCCACGTACTTGAGCATTTTCCGTGGTATGAGACGCACAACGTATTGGTGGAATGGCGCAAGGCTTTGAGGGTAGGAGGCGAACTGCATGTACTGGTGCCGAGCCTGGAATGGGCGGCCGAACAGATATTGAGCGGGCATCCGAGCAAAGCAATCAATGGTCATTTATATGCCGGGAGCCAAACGCAGTGGGATGTACACAAGGCAGGATTCACCTTGCCGATACTGCGGGCGCATTTCGAACACGCGCGACTTGCAGTAGCGTTGGCTGAGAGCGGCCCATATCCAATTGCTATTAGCGGTGAGATCATGCGGGCAGAACAGCATTACATCATCGGGCGAAAAGGCAGCGATGATGGGTATGTTTTATGAGCACCAGAAAAGAGGTAGAACATGCCGCTCAAACGAGGGAAAACCAAAGCTATTATCTCAGCGAATATCGCCGAGTTGATTAAGTCTGGGAAGCCCAAAGATCAGGCGGTTGCCATTGCCTATAACAAGGCCGGCAGGAAACGGAAGAAAAACAAATGACCACATTCTACGACCTGATAAAAGAACTGGCACACAACATCGGCGATACGCGCGAATCGGTGGCAACCGGCGGCAGCGCAACCACGCTGATTGATACCACGCTTTCAGAAGCCAACGGTTTATTCAACGGCGGAACATTATTGATCGACCAGGCTACACCTGTTACGCCGCGTGTTACTACCTTTGTTTCTGCCAGCGGCACATTCAGTTTTTCTGCCATTGGTACGGCGGTCACGGCTGGCACAGGATACACAGCTATTCAACCGCGTTACCCGCTGGATGTATTGAAACGCTCGATCAATCTGGCGCTACTGGAATCAGAAAGATACATGGAGATCGACACCTCGCTTACGCTGGTGGCCGACCAGGAATTGTATATTCTACCTGTTGGCGTGACCGATGTAAGGCGGGTCGAGATTGGCACGGTCAACGAGAGTTGGGACAAACACTACGCATGGCGGGTTGAGGACGGCTATCTACGCTTCTTGAACTGGATACCGTCTGACACTTCGCAAACGGTACGGCTGCATCACGCGGTACAACATGCGCCGCTATCTGCGCTGGCCGATGTATTAGATGACCGTATCAGCCGACACCGCCTGATGATATGCGCAATTTACCATGCGCTGAACTGGCGCGTGTCTAAGGTTGGCAACGATGAACCCAACACAACCAACCAGATGAACCTGTATATCTCTAAGTATGAAGCGGTCAAACGAGAACGGGTAAGCCAGTTATTAGAGCGCGATGTAATCCTGGCGGGGTATTAGTATGACTGTGCGCTGCATTGCCGGGGCGGAAGATAACACGCACCCATTCAGCCTGACTGGGCTGGACGCTGATGGGAATACCATTACTGTTGGATTAATCCCGGTTGATAATAAAGGCCAGGATAGTATTCATTCCGTGCGCTATTCCGGATATCCGGTGGGTACGCTGTCTGGTGAAGCGGGAGACGGCGAGTTCAGTCACAAGCGGCAGCCTTACGGAGAGTTCAGTCGACGCAATTGGAACGGCGGCATCGGCGAGATCAATGGATTGAGCGATGCGTCTAAATACTGGTTCGGCAAGCGAGTGTGGTCGGTCGTCAAAGAACGCATGATGCTTGCGCCCAAGCTATTCAGATCGACCATTGCCTATCCATATAGAATTGGCAACGAAACTACAATCAATTACCCGATTACCTGGGTCAGTGTTCCGGCAGCCAACCGCGTGGCATGGAGCGTGACAACAGACTACGCAGGAACCGGCGTAGATGTTTTGCTGCGCACGCTGGTTGACAATAGTTTCACGGTGCGCATTCGATCTGACAGCGCCGGGTCACCCGGAACGGTACTTAGCACGGTTATTCTGTCGGATGCAGTCATTGGCTCTAACCGCTATCAGTTTGGCATCGCTATTACCGCCGGTACATTCTGGGTCGATATATCCGGGTCAGCCGCTTTTGAAATTGGCACCAGCGCGCAGATCGATTACACCTGCAAGACCTCAGCGGACGGGACTACTTATATCGCAAGCGCGATGGATGCTCCAGTATTCTTCGTATATGCCGCAACCGGCATGGAAGAAGCCATCTTCTTTGATTACAAATGGGGCAAGTACGCAGTTATTGACTCGCGCCTGTTCATCAACGGCGACCGGGGAGCATGCGATTCAAACACAGGCGCACTATCAACATTGGTCGATGCCACAAAAACATGGCCTACGAACTGTTGGGTCGGCGCAATTGTCAAACTGAATGACACAGTGTTGGGCTGGCGCAAGGTTATATCCAACACAGCTACCACGATTACGGTTGATAGACCGTGGGGATCGGCGCACACGACCGATAACTGGTATGTGATTCTTGGCGCTGACCGCTGGACGGAAATAACCGGGCACGGGTTGACATCGGTTACAGACGCGGAGACAGTGCGCGAGGACATTGTATATTTTGCGCAGGGGCCAGCAGTGCAGATGCGCAGGATGCGCGAGTATAACAATGCCGGTACGTGGACGCGCGATTTCGCCGAAGATACACAAAGCACGGCAGGCGGAGCATTACCGGGCGCAAACTTCCTGGTATCCACCTTCGACCAGTTAGACGGCCCGGTGATTTACAAGATCGTCAACGGCGATTTAGGTTTTATTGCAAAGGCACCCGCAACCGTATGGGGAACCAACCTTGTCTATGGCACAGAAATAAAAGTGGGCGGCGACAACTGGGAGGATTTGAGCGGCGGTTGCAATTATGACAATAAGCTGGCAGTTACCGCTATGGATAGTGTGTGGCTTATCAAGAACGGATATGCAGAGCAGGTATCTATTGATATGCAAAGCCAGTGGACGCGCTTTACCGGGCGCAGGCCAACCGTGGTGCCACCTTATTTGGTGTTCCCATTCGGCAATCGAATTCAGAGATTGTACGGAAATATCGTCGAGAGCTTTGGGCCTGAGCGCGAGAGCAGCATACCCAAACGCTATGACGGGCAGGTAATGGATAATCTGACACTGGTTGGTGGACTGGTGATTGCCAAAGACGGTGGAAAAGCTGGCGTGTATGACACGGACGCAGAAGGCGGAGCATATCTTTACCGCGAAGGCGGCTGGCATCCGCTGGCATTTACCGGATTAGGTTCAGCCATGCGGGCGTTGACTTATCAGCACCGCGAAGATGAAATGGATATGATCTGGTTTGCCGACCACAACGGCCTGTGGTATATGTATGTGCCTCGCGGATGGGACTACACCAAAGACCCGATGTATGACCAGACAGCCCGCATCGAGCAGGACGGTTGGTTCATCACTGGCTGGTTCGATACCGGGCAACTATTACCGGCTAAATGGTGGGACTATGTAACCGTCTTTGCCGACAATCTTTCCGTCACCTACGGGCGCAAAGTGCGCCTGTATTATCAGGTGTCGGACGGGATCGAATACGAAGCCGAAAATCTGGCGGCTAACTGGACGTTTGCCGAGGAAATATCCACGGGATATAACAATACAATCACGATCAATAAACAGGGGCGGCGCGTTCGCTTCCTGTTCTTGCTGATGGGCGACGGGAACAGTACGCCGATTCCGCACGCCTATACCATGAACTATATCAAGAAGAACGATGATGCTGAAAGCTGGCAGATGGCCTTCAACATCAAAGACGCCGGATACGATAAAGTGGGTGTAGCAGATGATTTTGTAACTGCGAAGGAAAAGGCGGACATTCTCAATTATTGGGCTAGAACGGTAAGGCCGCTTACCATGCACTGCGAATACCCGCTGTGGGACAACCGAGAAGTGCAAATCTCGCGCCCTGCTCTGGTGCCGCTGGAACGCTCTCCTGAATTGAAAACCAATTTCTATTCCTCGCTGACGATCTATGGCATGGAAGAACCGAGCGAGGACCCGCCCGGCGATATTGCTTGCCCGCTGGATGCGCCTGCTAATGGGCCTTATGAGGTCGCCATGAGTGGAACCATCCAGCCAGATCAGACAACCAGTATATCCGGAGCGGCATCTTACACCATCCGCACGGATACACATACCAACATCACCACCTACACTTTGACCGGCAACTGGTATGGCAAGGACATCAATGACGCATGGATATTGACGCTGGACGATGACTTCTACGATGTGTATGCAAAGGACAAGAGCGGCAATATCATCGCCATTGGCGTGCATGATGCAGTCAATCCATCCACACCTGGCACGAGAACCGGAACGTTCTCCGCGGATGTAGCCACGAAGATTGCATCCATCGAAGTACACATACACGGAACTTCATTCAGGCCGACAACGGCCATGCTGGACGGCTTTGCCGGGCATTTCTGGATGAACAGCGCCATGAACAAGGGCACGCTGGAATGGGGCTACACCGAATATGGCGTGTGGGGACGGGTATCAGACTTCCGAGTTGGCCCGTGGCAAGCAACGGCTTCCGGCTGGGATTACATTAGCTGGCGCTTTGGCAGTCTGCTGTACTTTGGCAATGATAACGAGTTTGCCGGACAAACACTGGCCGTCAGACAGATGGCGCAGATTGTCTCTGCGGGTGCAGAAACCGCGCTGGATGCTTATGGCGCATTCACTGAATGCCCGATTGTAGATAACTACGACGTTCGATCCGAAAAGTGGTATGAAAACTTTGCGGACTTCAGTGGCGGATCATATACTACAGCAATCAAGGAGTTTACGGTTGTCCCTGGAACCCCGGCAGGGGCAAACAAAGCAGGAGCCACACTAGAGGCTTACTTCAACTTTGCCAACAGTGCCACTATCGACGTCGGCTTGCGCAACTTTTTGTGGGTACACTATCCACCCGCTAACAAGATCACGATAACAAGTGCGGCGCTGGAGAATGTATGCCCGTAAAACTGTTTCAGTTTCCCGTACCGGCACAGCGCGGCACGAAAGTAAAGCCGATAACTGCGCCCATTAAGCCCAAACCAAAAGACACAGGGCCGACTATTCTTGGTTCCCGAATGGAGGACTGGGGATACAGGGCATTGCTGGCACTGGGATGGGATGAAGAAAATATCAGCGTTCAGCGAAGCATCGACGGCGGGCGCAATCTGCCAGGTGGACAGGTGGTGGATATTGTTCTCTACAAACCTACATCCTGCGCCATCAGTTTCAAAGGCGAATACTGGCACGGCAACCCGGACGAAGAAACGTTTGACGATGCCCGCATTATGAACATCTATGATGAATATGTGATCGTCTGGTGGCGTGAAGCATTTACCTATGAGATGATGTACCAGGTTATCTTACAGCGCGTGGGGCGGCCGTGATAGACGACCTGATTGATCTGCTTGAAAGACTACCAAAGGGCTTGAGCGGAAGCGAGCGCGAGAGTTTGCGGGCGCAATTACTACGTCTCATAACTGTGCCTGTATCAGATGCCAACTTATATGCTCCCGCGCAGGTTGGCACGGACAGCGACAAACTGGATGGACAGCACGGCAGTTATTACCAGAATGCCGATAATATCACTGCCGGAACAATGAATACAGACCGCTTCTCGGCATACGGCGACCTGACAGCAGAGAGCAAGATAGGCACGGGTGCATTACAGGTGGCGGTAGGAAACCATAACCACGGTGGTACGGTCAGTGGCAACTTTGTGGATTACTTTGGCGGCGCTCTGGCAGTGGTGAGTGGCGTAGCCCGCTTTGTGGCTGCCTATTCCGGCACAATTAGCGCGGTATATATTGCTGAGGACGACAACGGCAGCGCGAACTCTACCATCGTTGACGTGCATAAGAACGGAACGACCATCTTCACCACACAGGCAAACCGACCAAGTATTGCCAACGACGATGCGGACAGCGTGGCAAGCGGCACGCCGGATGTGACCAGTTTTGTTGCAGGGGATGTATTCACCATTGACATTGACGCGATAGCCACGGGCGCAAGCGGGTTAGGTATTGCCATAGCCATGACCTACATCTACACCAGCACGCCTGAACCATCCACTTACATCTTCACCGTGGAAGGTGATCTGGCGGTAGCAACTGGCAAGATACGAATATACAACCTGACCGGAGTTGATAAGACCATCACGCAGGCATTCGGCAGCGTGAGCAACGCACCGACAGGAGCGGCGATACTGGCAGACGTGAACATTGACGGCACGACCATCTTTACCACGCAAAGCAATAGACTATCAATAGCGGCTGGCGCGAACACCGGAACAACCACGACCATTGAGAACGCGACCTGGGCAGCAGGATCATACCTTGCGCTTGATATTGACCAGATTGGCAGCACGACACCTGGATATAACCTGACCGTACACGTGGTGACGCTATGACAAGCCAATTCTTTGATGGCGCAGAATTGGGCACGACTCAAATGCTGTCTAGTTTTGGCGGAACGGAAGTCATCGCAACGACAGAGCAAAAGAGAAGCGGGCTTTACTCTTATCGACTAAAAGAGTTCTTTGGTCAATCCTGGATCAGAGTTGATTTTCCGGCATCGAGCGAGGAATTTTTTAGGGTGGCGGTATTCTTCACGGTGGCGGGCGACACGAATCAGATTATACAAATTCGCAACAGCACCACCGCGCTCATTTCGATTGGCATGTCTGGTAGTAGTTTTTATGTAAAAGTAGGATCAACCGCTGTGGCATACGGAACGGCTCCTTATAAAACAAACGATTGGAATTTGCTGGAAATTCGCACAAAGATTTCCGATAGCGGCGGGGTGGTGCAGGTAAAGATCGACGGCATTCTGGATATAGAGTATGTTGGAGACACCAAACCTGGCGCACAAACAACCATAGATAACCTGTATGTTATCAATCCCGCCGGTGGATACGTATACGTGGATGATATTGCAATCAACGACACGAACGGCGACTACGATAACAGTTGGCGCGGCGACGGGCACGTACTGTATCTGCCAACCAACGCGGCGGGAGATCAGGCAGGACTAACCCCTTCTGCTGGATTGAATTACCAGTGCGTTGACGAAGTACCAAACAACGGCGATACCGATTATGTGGACGGCACCACTCTGGACACATACGATCTGTACCATGCCGCCGCAAGCGGGCTGACAAGCGACAGCGTAGTCACTCATGTGCGCAGCGTAGTGGTGGCAAAGGATACCGTGGCCAACGGCGGCAAGATTGCCATCGGATTGAAAACGGGCGGCATAGAATATTGGGGCGGCGATATTGTGCTGACCACGGCATACACAGCAGAAGAAGGAACGGATTACACGCTGAACCCAAAGACGGGATTAGCCTGGACGATTGCAGATATTGACGGGATACAACCCGGCGCTAAAACGAGGGGGAGTTAATGGCACAGCGCATCACTCAGGTTGGCGTGATGATCGAATACGTACCGGCGGACAAGCGGCGCGTCACAGCAGTTGGCGTGATGATCGAATACGTACCGGCGGACAAGCGGCGCGTCACAGCAGTTGGCGTGATGATCGAATACAAGCCAAAGAACCCGCGCAAATACGGACCCAAAGCACAGGCAGGACGGTAACATGCGCGTAAACGATGAACAGTTAGGCAAACCCGAGACCATCTACAAAGGCACAAAAGCCGCGATTGAAGCCGCCTTTGCTACGGAAGGTATGCACGCTTGGGCAACCGACACGCACGAATCTGGCTACTATAACGGAAGTTCGTGGACATGGGGTTCTATGGGCGCGGACAGCACAGCCATTCACGATAATGTTTCTGGCGAAATCATAGCGATAACCGAAAAGACTACTCCGGCAGACGCCGACGTAACCCTGATTGAGGATAGCGCCGCTACGAACGCCAAGAAACGACTAAGCTGGGCAAATATCAAGGCTGCGTTGAAAACTTATTACGATACTTTATATGCGCTTGTTAATCACACGCATTCTGGTGGCATAGACCCCACCGCCATTCACAATAACGCGGCTAATGAGATTCAATCTGTAACACAAAAATTAGTGGGGTTTGCATCGGACGAGATTCTCATAGAGGATTCTGAGGCAAGTTTTGTAAAAAAAAGATTTAGTTTAGGAAATTTAAATACATATATACGCAACAATTTGGATTCTGTATATGCCACGATTGCCAAAGGCGTCACCAACGGAGACAGCCACGACCATAACGGCGGTGACGGCGCACAGATCAATCATACTACCCTATCAAACATTGGAACAAACACCCACGCCGCACTGGACACGTTCGTTGCCAGCAAAGCACAGGCATCCGGACTGGCAAGTTTGAATGCGAGTAGTTTGGTTGTGCAGAACCCGGCCAACGCGACTGCTACACCAGCAGCAAACGTCATTCCTATATCAGATGCGAGTGGAAAACTGGACGGGTGGGTATCTGCTGATGTATATGGCTGGGTGAATCTCGGCTTATCAGCTACATATGTTTCTGCAACAAGTTTTACTGTGGTGGGAGATTATGTTTCTTATTTTGCTTTAGGCACGAAAATAAAATTAACAAACTCTACAATTAAATATGGGTATATTTTATCGGCTACCTATTCTGCGCCAAACACGACCATTAATCTAATTCCCAACACATCATATTCGTTGGCTAATGCTGCTATAACGGATGTAAAAATTTCGTATGCCAGCCCGCCGGATTTTCCTGGATATCTAACATGGACACCATCGATAGTGGCGGTGACAGTTGTTGGGACGCCAACATATTTAGGCAGATTCAAAATAACGCAGAGTAGGCTGTACTTTTGGATAAGTATGTCGGCGACAACAAGTATTGCAACCACCGCGGGATCATCGCAGTGCAATAACTTACCGGTGTTTGGCAATTATCCAAGCAATTCTTTAACCAGCAATTCCGGTGGGGTTGGGGTTGGAATAGGATGGATAGACCCGTCAGTTGCCAAAGTTTATTTCCCGGGTTGGTCTGCATCTGGGCTTACATTTTATACTACTGGCTTGTATGAGATTTAACATGCGAAAGACGGAGGCAAAATGACAGACCCATTTTTCAGCAAGGCAATATTCTCCTGGAACGTACCAGGCGTTGACGGCGGCGAGCCGAACAAGTTTGCCGACCGTCTCAAAGCCGCTGGCTTCGAAGCCGTGTATCTCAAAATGGCTAATGGCACGGCAGTATTCAAGCCGTCAACTTTCACTTATCCGTTGTGGGGCGAGAACGTCAAGCAGGAATTGGTTGACGCATTACGCGCGCGCGGGATAAAGGTCATCGGCTGGCAGTTCAATTACGGCGACAACATAGCGGGTGAAGCGGCGGTAGCAATCGCGCAGACAAAGCGGTTCAACCTTGATGGATGGATATTCGATGTTGAAAGCAAGTTTGAAGCCAACGCGAACGCAGTTGCCAACGCTTACGCATTGACCAGTGCATACCGCGCCGCCTGTCCTGACACACCGCTGGCGTTCTGTTCGTGGGCGCAATGGAAGTCACCCGATGGTGTAACCTGGCACAACGGGAACATGGCAAGCGCGTTCATGGAGCGGTGTGACGTGGGTATGCCGATGATGTATTGGGGCGGTACGGCGGCAAGTGGCGCTCTATGGTTGCTAAACGAATCGGTGCGTCTGTGGCAGAACATAACTAATAAGCCGATTATCCCAACAGGTCGCGCATACTCCGGTGACGGCGGTTACGTTGACGGCGCGGCTATTACAGCGTTTGCCGATGCTGCGAAGGCGAAGGGACTGAAAGGTATCTCATGGTGGTCGTTGGATGCAGCCGCGAAAAACGCGACCGCTTGGGCCGCGCTAACCGCAACGCCTGGATTAGCGCCAGTTGTAGTAACACCCGAACCGCCTCCGCCTGCCGTTGACCCGCACCTGGCGCAACTAGAAGCGGCTTATAACGAGCTACTTGACATTCAGGCAGGCATTACCGCCGCAAAGGATGCGTTTGCCGCCGACCTGGTGGCAGCGACCAATAAGTTTGCGGATGAACTGGTACGGCAGAACGGCGAGATTGAGTACGTCAAATCAATTTTGAAGGGATCGTAAATGGCGCAGACACCAGCATCACGCGGCGTAAATACAGAAAAGCTAGACGAGATACTTAGGCGGCTCGAAGGCGCGCCAGAGCAGAGTTTGCACAATATCGAAGTGCTGACGGAGAAGATTTTGGGTGACGTCACTGAGATTAAAAACAAGATAAAAAAACTTGACGAAGTTGTTATTACTGGCAACGGTAAAGAGCCGCTGGTTCAACGCGTGCATGACATCGAGGAAGAAATAACCGAGGACGGAAAACCCAAACTTGGATTGCGGATTAGCGCCCTGGAAAAAGACGTTGCAGGCTACAACAAATTGACGTGGATTGTGATAGGCGCTTTAGTGCCGTCTATTATTGGAATATTCATCTACCTAGCAAATACTAATACACTGCCATAGGAGGCAAACAAATGGACGTTACGTTTTTTCTAAAGGCAATGATCGACGGGATACCGCTGCTATTGGTGGTATTCGTAGCGGTGCAATTTCTAAAGTCGTTCAAGAAGCCGGACGGCAGTCAGTCGCTTGACGGCAACGTGTTACTCGCCGCGTCAATGGGTATCGGACTGGTGCTAGGCGTGCTGTACAGCATCTTCGCCGTGCGTCCGCCTGAGGGTGACTGGTACGACAACTACAAATATTGGCTGGGTGCGGCTGCATACGGTATCGCGCTGGGCGGACTGGCGAGCCTGTTCTTCGATGCGGTCAAGGCGATTGTTACCAAGTCGATTGAGACGTTCCAGAAAAAAGGCGTTGACCAAAGCGGGCAGGAATAGCGGAGGCTGATTGAAAATAACCAGCGCACAACGCGGGGCTGTAACCACCATCACACTTGATCTTAGCGACGCGTCGGAGCAGGAAGTATTCGTAACATCCGACTTGCACATTGACAGCGTGTACTGCAACAGGGAATATCTGATCGAGGACTTGAAGGAAGCCGTGAGGCGCAAGGCGCTGATCCTGTTCGTTGGCGACATATTTGACGCGATGCAAGGGCGTTTTGACCCGCGCCGGTCAATGGCTGAACTGCGCCCAGAATACCGCCGCGAGGATTACTACGACTTTGTTATCAAAGATGTTGGTGAACTACTGGCTCCGTTTGCCAAAAACATAGCCGTAATATCGGACGGTAATCACGAATTATCTGTGCTGAAAAATGCCAATACAAACCTGGCTGATCGGCTAGTAGGGCAATTAAATCTAAACTACGGCGGTAACATCCGGCACGGCGGCTACGGCGGCTGGGTACGCTTCATGTGGGAGCGCGGCGGCGTGCCGAAGGGAAGTACCAGGATGAAATACTTTCACGGCGCGGGCGGCGATGCTCCTGTGACACGCGGGGCAATCCAGACGAACCGGCAGAGCGTTTATCTGCCGGACCCGAACATCATCGTCAACGGACATAACCACCACGCCTATTGGATACCGATTACCCGCGAGAGATTATCTGGCAAGGGTGAACTGTATTTTGACACGCAGTTACATATCCGCACCCCGGGGTATAAGCAGGGATATGGAGATGGTTCTACCGGCTATGAGGTGACAAAGGGATTCGTGCCGAAGCCGGTCGGAGGCTGCTGGCTTACACTATGGTGTGGCAATAAGGATAATCCGATGGTGACTGCTAAGCCGCACATTCATGACCCAGTTCCCGTCAATCCAGTTGCGGATTCGTACGAGGGTATTGAATTTCCGCAGGAGTAGTACAATTAACATTGCCTAATAACTGGCGCGGTTGAACCCGCCGGTTTAGGACACCTGCCCGCAGCGAGGGGCGCTTGCATGGAGGACACACGGGATAGTTATCCCAGTCACCAGGGCGGAAGACCGCTACAATGACCATGGAGCGCAGCGACCTGACCGGGCAGGTGTAGCCTCACCTACCATGTGTAGGAGTAGGTCATGACCCGTCAGCAATGGCGGGTCTTGCAATTACAACGACACCTATACCGCTAACGTTTTCAGTATGGGTGTAAATTTTAATAACTATTAAAACATTTGGCGTCACTGAAACATCAGATATTGAAGGTTCTTTGTGTGCAATAACTTAGGCGCTGGATAAGGTTTTGCACACAGGATATAATCAGGATTATTATAATCGCGCCCTGAAAATACGGATCGCCGCTCCATGTTTTCGTGATGAATTGGGTATCCTATACAGAATTGTGCGGTGTGGCACAACGCAAATTACGTGTATCTGAAAAACAAACCGGATCACCGTTGTATATCGAATAATAGACGTATTAAGTTATGCTACGCGAATGTTTCAACTATTCAAATTATTCGACAGGTTCATCGCTTGATCCTCCCGGCACACCGGGCATGCGTTGACGTGCTGCTGCCAGCGACGACTGGCGCGGGCCAACATCGCGCGCCGGGACACGTCGCCTTGCCGCGCAGCTTGGTACTCGCGGTCGTAGTCGGCTTTCAGGGGTGTACCGATGTGGCAGGTCATGGCGGTCATTTCGGATGCCCCGGCAATGGCATCCAGTGGGTAATCCATTTGTATTGCTCGCTATGAAAATACAAATCGGCAACCGACGACCATTGCAATATTCCTGATGCGTGCCAACCGTGGCGAACCACGTTGCTAACCGCATCATAGAACATGACTACTTCCCCTCCCTGCGGCAACCTCTCGCTGACAGGTATCCACCGCGTCCGCTCTCGCAGCGCGGCAAGCTCGGCGGTGAGCCGCTCTACCTCGTCCAGCAGATCTGGAAGAGCGTTTGCAGTGGCTACGATAAAATCCATATTCGCCTCGCTCTTTGGACCATTGCCTGTTACGGCCGGTATGCGAATATTGTCCTTGTTGCCATCAGATCCAAATATTCCCGCACCTGCCACAAATATTGTCAATCCATCGTGCCTTTTTGGCATAAGCCTTAACCAGTTGGCTAATTTACTGACCGTTGTTTCTTCGTGCTTGCCCGCCCACCACGGTCTCTGCGTAGCCTTAGCCGCCAACTAACGTAGTGCTGCAATTTCTTCTGGTGTAATCATCCCTCACCGCCTTTCAGGGCTTCGGTGGCCGCGTCATGAATCATATCCAGGAAACGACACATCTCAAACAGTGAATGTCTGTTTCGGATATACG